ATATTGATGGTTGCTGTGACCATCGGCTCAAAAGCTTCTACCATGCCTTTGGTAACGACTATGAGACTCGTCATTGAGTCAAGCACAAACTGAATTGCCTTAGCCAAATCCTCAGGCTTTGTCAGATCTAATTCACTCATGAAGGATTTAAACTCATCCCCTAAACTTCCAAAAGCATCAAGGAATTCATCAAAATCAACTTCCTCAAACGCTTCAGGCATCGCTCCTGCTATTCCTCTGAGATAATCACCAAACGAACTACTGAACTCATTTAGTGCATCAAACACTGGGCTAAACGTCCCAGAAGAAACGATCCCCTGCAAGGCCAGCTCAATCTCTGTAGCACCATCAATGGCTTCCACGGTTGCTACACGGAATTGGTCTCCGACAATAATACCGAGATTCTCGAACCCTACCTGAAATCTATTAACAGCAACTTCAGCACTCTCCAATCTGGCTGCGACTTCTAATGCAGCTGATCCGGCTGCACCCATTGCAACCGCTGTGACTTCAGTTGAGAGCGCTAATCCGTTGAATACTTCGACCATCCTACCAGCTTGATGGATACCAACGAGTTGCTGAGCAAGAAATAATTTATCACTTTCTTCCGCAGTATTAAAGGCAGTAGCTACATCAAAGAGTATATCTTTACCGGATCGTAACTCCCCATTTGCGTCTTTTTGCGACACTCCAATCGATGCAAGGGCTTCAGCAACAGGCTTGGAATCATCAATTAATTTCAATAAACCTGTTTTTAATGCGATTGCAGCTTCACCACCTGAACGAAATACCTCAATCACTGGAGTTAAAACACCAGCAGTTTCTTCAAAAGTAAATCCCATCTTATCTGCAATAGGAGAGAGTGTAGCCATACCTATCGCAAGTTGTTCGACATCAGTCGCATAATTATTCGATACTTCATTCAAGATATCGACTAATCTTGCAGCTTCTGACGCTGGTTCTTTAAATCCTTTTAATGTGGCTATGAGAAGCTCACTTGACGTAGACGCATCTATCGACCCGGCTACGACCAAATCCATGGCATTCTTAGTCAGAGTTAGAGACTCTTCAACGGTAAATCCAGCTTGCTTAAAATTAGCTGTACTCAACAAAATTGCAGAACTGGTTTCACCATATGTAGTCGATAGATCAAGAGCAGCCTTCTGCGCATCACCGAGCAAGGCTATTTCATCACCTATAACTTTTTGAAGCTCAATTGTGGCAGCTTCAAATTCAGCGGATTTAGCAAAGGCATAGACTAATCCCCCAGCAGCAACTGCCATTAAAGCAGCATCGACTTTTAATATATCATCAGCAAATCCTGCTAACGGTTCAGCAATAGCCTCAATCCTGTTCCCAAGATCAGACATATTCCCGGATACTGAATCAATGGTGCCACTCACTTCATCCGTTCCAACAAAGACTATATCTATAATTCTTGAGACATTAGACAAAATTAATTTCCTTTCAGACCTTCGTAGAATTTAGACCAGAGCGCTATTTCCACCTGAGTTACAAACCCCTGCGGAAATAGGTCCGGCCTTGCCTCATAGAGAAAACACTTCTTATCATGACATAAAGCTAATGAATTCCTCACGTCGCTATTTCCCCAGAGGCTTTCGATTCCCCCAAAGTCTTACCTTCACCAGTAAGCTCAAATATTTTATTCGTAAGCTGGAAAAAAGTCGTAGGGAATGAATCAGCTAACCTGACAGCAATCTCTTGCGTAATCTCTGGTATCACTGAACCATACCTCAATGACGATATCCTCCGTACGAGATCATCCGGCGTATTATCCCCTAAACCAAGCACTTCTTTTATAGAGTCTATTTTTTCGCTGTGTAGTTCAGACGAGATGCCGGAAAGGATCGATCCTACATCCTTATTTAACTTGACAGCCTCATTGACCTTCGCCAACTCATGCCCAGTTAATCCTCTTACCTGCCATATCGCCGGTTCATCATCTTCAAAGAACACTGACAGTCCTGGGACTGGGATGTCTTCCATCCTATGGCTAAAACTTGACTGACCAAACTTTTCTGTGTTAAATGCCACTATACCTCCGTTTTATGATAGAAATGACACACTTGCATTCTCAGAGGCTATTATTACACTGGCCTGATTCTGATCTGCAACCGGGAAAGTCCTGGCGACTCCAATTTCACCTTGTGTTAAGACAAATGGATTCTTATTCCGATCAGGATAAAACTTTACCGTGATTACTTTATCCTGCTCATTCAGAAGCGCATCCGAGACGTTATTTGCCATAATAGCCGTGAATCCGCCAGTGCCAAGCGCTCTGGACACCGCAGCTATGGTTCCATTGTAATACTGGGTTGAAGAAACCGATGGGGAGTTTTCACACGGCTTGAAGTCCAAAGTCTTGGACAGATCAGAATACGAAGGAGTATAATATTGAACAAATACCTCCTTGACTACTCCACCAGTATGTATGGCAGGGAGCACTGAATCAAACTTTATGTGGGAATTCTTTTCACCAGCTGTTTCAGCCAATATGCCTTTGCCAATATTGAACTCCTCCCAAGTCGGATAATCAAATCTCTGGGTATTGGTTCCAACAACCTGAAATATCTCCGCCGCAGTCAATGCTCCAGCTGTTGATGACGTTACCCTGATCTGACCGATCTCAACACTGTTCACCGGGATATAAGGAGGTCCTCCTGCTGCGTCCCTTACTGCGCTGAACGTTGTATCAGCACCTTCTTCTCCAGGGACTATCGCTATCGTCCCGGCTGAATCCATTGTCACAGATATGATCTTAGACTTACCTGGACCTGTACCACGGGTAAACGTACCAGTCGCCGCAACAACTGTATGTTCAGTGCCTTTGGAATAGGCAGTGAACCCAGCAATGGTTATTGTATCGTCAGTGGCATGCAAAGAAAGGACATTCCTTCCTGAGACCATACCATTCGGTCTAACGTCCGGACCATAATCAGCTGCATCGCTGGAGTAGCCACTCCATACAGTCCCGAGATAATGCACATCATGAGCACCGCCATCGGTCATTTTGGCGTAGGCAGTCAGCGTCCGCCCTGTTTCTATGCTGATTTTTGCTTTGGCACTTGTCGACATAATAAACCTCCTTTAGTTTGTGCTGACTCCAATCGGTTCTAATAGTTGCTTAACTTCTTCAGCAGCAATGGCTTGATCTGCTTCTTGCAAAAACCCTATTGATTCTTTTAATTTACTCAAGCAATCAACACCATCACCTAATAAATATGCCGTCATATGCTTAAGAACAAAATATAAGCTATCCGGCTTCTGAGAGAATATGAAACGGCTACCTTTTGCATCTGGTCGCTTTGTAAACATCTCATATTGCTTCAGATAATTCCGTGCTCCCTCGAGTAGCATCTGGCCATTGCCTGTAACTACTCCGAACTCAGTTGTGACATAAGATATATCTAAGTCATCAGGTAATATTCTCTGCGCTTCTATCAACCATTTGTAAGCTCTTCCATAATTCTTTTGCTCCAGATATAACCGGATGATAGAATAGTATACGGTCTCATTGAATCCATTACACAGAGACTTGCTCTCAAGATATTTCTCACCATAGCTGATCGCCTTGCTATAATCCTCAATCGTTCCATAAAACTGCATAAGATAGAAAAGCAGTTCATAGTCTTCAGGATCTTTTATCAGCGCTTTTTTTAACAATGTCCCTGTGCGCTTAGTCTTCTTCTTAGATTCTTTCTTCGAGATTTGATAATGCGATCCATGATGAATAATTGTAACATCGTTATACAGGACAGCTCCAAATTTCTCAGCACCTTCATAGATCGGTATATTGTGGACTGCTCTACGATATTTGATTTTGCCATTTCTAAAAATTCGTGATGCATTAAATTGAGTCCCTGATTCCTGACATACATCCTGAAGCTTAACTGACACCCCGTTATATTCAGGACTTAGCCTCGCTAATGTCTTCTTCAACCCTTCTTTATTACCTGTCAACTCTTCATCAGCATCTATCTGCAATAGCCAATCACCTGTTGAATGACGAATAACTTGATTTCTATGAAGCGAAAAGTCATCCTTCCACGGATGCCTGTGAACCTTAGCACCGTATGACTTAGCTATCTTGATGCTTTTATCTGTTGACCCGGTATCGACAATCACTATCTCGTCAGCGATGTCCTTAATAGATTCAAGACACCTACCTATGTGTTTTTCCTCATTTCTCATCATCATCGTAACCGACAACCTTATAGGTTTCACAAGGTTATCAGGCATGAATGTAGATACAGGAGCTGCATGACTTTTGATGACCGCCTCTATCTGCCCAATTTTATCTGAAAAAGAATAATAAGAAGTTATGTAGTTTCTATATTCAACCGGATCATACTCTTCAGACAAAATCATGCTGCAAAATTCAGAAACCTTGGACCACAAATATTTGATAGGGTATATTGTATCAGCACCTACAAAATTATGAATAACTGGTTTCAAACCCATTGCCATGGCTTCCATGATTCCTTTGCCTTGGCTTTCCAGAACTGAAGAGCAAACGATGTGACTCTTATCTTCCAACCATTCCTCCGGCTTCTCTATCCAACCATGGAATTTGATTCGTCCAGCAAGCAATGGATTTTGCTCTTGCATCTGCTTGAGATAGAGAGCGTATCGCTCCTCTTGAAATGCACCTCCGACATGGAGTGTATAATCAGGCTGAATGCTCAATAGCTCTGCAAAGGCTGTGAACAATAACACAGGCGCTTTCTTAAAATTGAGAAAACCAAGATATGCGAGGTCCTTCCCCTTTTTAACCCGTGACAGCGCAAATCTATCAGTGTCAATCCCGTTCGGTATCATATGAATTCGATCAACGTTCTTCTCAATACAAGGATATTTCTGGAGGACTATGTCCTTAATGTGATCGGCAACAAATATCAAATCTGTAATCGCTGACCACTTAATATAATCGAGATATGGTGTGAATGCCTCATAGCTGTGAAGCCGTAATATCACCTGCTTCTGGTACAGCAACTGCTCAAATCGTGTGACATTGATCGCTGAATTATCAGCCCATTCGATCCAAATTATGTCAGCCCATTTTACAGCGTTAAATGTCTGCTCAAGATCATTGGTCACACAGACCTTCGTCTCATAGTTCGCCTTGAAATAATCTGAGATTTCGGATAAATGGTTGTCATTACCGGGTGAACATATAATTGCTACTTTTTTCAAATTATACACCGTATGTAGTCATGTCATAAGGATTAGTTTGATATGCTACTATAAACCTGACAAGCACACCGCACCATGGTTTTTCTCCCTGGCCTATTATGTAATCATACCCTTGAAATATTAGATCTGATATCGTCTCATCAAGCTCATAGTTAGGATCATCTGATACTTTTGGCGCAGTAGTAGCTCGATTTAACACAGTTATGATATCTGCTGCTAACTTATTCGCAACATCAACGAAAGGCTCATCCCTCGTCAAACTATGACTCTCAATGAGTAACTCAAGCTGTCTATTATCATCATTGTAGACATTACGTGTATTTGTAAGCGATGTACACCAATAATTGACGGCTGGCAAATCATATCCAGCAAATGGCTCGAGTCTTGCACGTTCTATCTTATTAACCGTATAATGATACCCATTGGCAGTCGTTATCTTGGTCAATCTCGCATCAACTTCATCTAATATAGTCGTTACAGCTGGATCTGTCATTTTAATCCTCTCCGATTAGGACAATCAATTTCGACAATATCGTCGGTATTTGATCATCTGCTGCATCAATCATACCAAGTCGAGCAGGGACCACAACTTTTTTCTTCAAAACCATCATCATCTTATCCCCTATAAAAACTCCCCAATTCCCTGCCTTTGATTTGTGTATGTGGGCTCCTGCATTAAACAATTCCTTTGCAGACTTCTTCATCACCCCGGCAGGAGTCAAATTAGATTTTGTCGGGATATTAAGGTAAGGACCTCCAGGTACTCCTGAATATTTATTAATAGCCTTGATGACACCACCGAATTCCTGAAGAGGAGCGTATTTCACTGGCACTCCAGCTACATTAGCAGAGCTAAAAAACGATGCCCGTAAATTTCTAAGGCTGCTCCCGGTTAAGCTTGTTCTTAATGACCTCCGTAGAGTACCAGTTCGTGAATGTATGATTTTAGATGAAAATCTGAGCTTGACCTCCTTATCCGCATCTAATACCGCTTCTTGAAATACCTTCTTGGCCTCATCAAATGTTTTATCAGGAAGCTTATTAAGATAATCACTAATTTCTGCAAGGTTCCTGACTTCTATGCCCAGAGTCATTATATCACCATCAGCGGATGCTTGTCTTTGCTCAATATCCTTTTAACTTCCTTCAGAAGACCAAGCTCTGGTCTTTGCACACTACCTCCTTCTGCTGAGACACTACTTGCACCTATATGATCTTTAGCCTGAAACTCATAAGCTGTCTGCAATAAGGCAGCTCTATTCATCGAATTGGTGGCTTCCGTAATTCCTCCTGTATATACCACAACCATC